TGTTAAAGTTATACCACCTGCTGCGTATGTTCCTGATGCGCCTACTTCGTTTGTTGCGGAATAGGCTGTTGTGTTTCCATTTAAAGTTACAGAGTTTGTGTACAGAGCGAGATTGATTGTATCGTTATCAATATCATGATCGCCTTCTAATAACTGTTTTTTAAATGAAGCACAGACTGCTTGATTTATTGCCATTTTTAGTTACCTCCTGGGTCTACTGATTTAAGAGGGAGTCTTAAGACACCGTCTACATACTCATCTCTTCGTTTACGTCCCATCTGCTCTTGAGCAAACTCGCTCAAAGCACTCTGAAACTTCTGATCGTATATTTGCATATCCTGTGCATTTTTCAAGTAAGAATATGCTTCTGCAAGAGTTCCGTACAAAATAACTTCCGGCGCTTTATTAGATATGAAAGTTGTTGTGCTTGTGCTGCCCGAACCGTTTCCAAGTCTCTCAGGGGTTTCTTGATACCACATTTCAACAGTGTAAGCAGCGTTTGGAGTTGGAGCCACAATTAAAGTAGTTGCGTCCCAGTTACGCCAATACTTTGGCTTACCAGTAAAATTAATGTCTGTGGTAGATCTTTCAGGAGAATATTCATCCATAAAAGTGGTATCTCTTTGTTCTAACCAAGTTCTTGTGCCATCTGTTTCTACAAGCTGTAAAGCTCTTGCAAATCTGAAACCTCCTTCTGGTCCAGATACGTCTAAAAAAGCATTGTTGGCTTCAAAAGTAGAAGTAGCAAATCTTCTTTGATAGTCTCCATCGATAGCTCTATCGATCTTATTTTCAATATTTGTTATAAAAACGTTAATTACAGAATTAGACAAAACATCAGAAGTTACTTCTGTATAATTTCTTACATTGTCTAAAAGTTCAGAATAATTCATGATATTACCACGATCACTTTACCAACACTTGAACCAATAATCAACTCTGAGCTTTGTGGTGAAGGTTGCATTCCGTTTGACTCAAAAGCGGAATCCCCAGGGGCTCCCACAAAAACAGTCATAGGTTCTTGTCTTGCGGGCCTTGACCAAGGTAGAGCTTGAGCATCTGCGTTGTGATGTGGAGGATCTAATTGAGGATGTTTGGTCTCAAAACACTCAGGACATGTCATTAAACCGTTCCACTCTTTTCTAAGTCTAAGAAACTTATATTGTTGACCACAACGATCACATAACGCTATGGCGTGTTTACCAGTAGCAAAAGCACTCATCTTAACTACCTATAAAATAATTTTGTGGAACTATATGAACGGATGTCGATTGACTGTCTTCAGTGAGAGCTCGTTGCATCTCATCTTCATAATACAACTTCAAAGACTGAGTTCTTTCTGGTGAAATTTTTTGTGATAAAAAGTAAGCAAGACCAGAAACCATGCATGGTAAAAATCTGTAAGGTGCGTCTGGATTGTTTGTATACGCTCCCGCATCTTCTATTCTTCCTAAATAATAATAATTAATTTGAGTGTCTGTAGTGTTAGGAGTTAAGTATAAAGTTATTGTTACGTTAGATAAATTTCTTTGAATAAAATATTGAGTAGGTTGTCCTTGAGAACTTTTATTTGGTATCGCTTGATATTCTGACCTTGAAACTTTGGTCATGGTAGTATCTGTGTCACCGTTTCTAAAAGCCATTTCTAAAACATCACTCGCATCAGTTGGTGCTGTATATGTTGTAGTACCAGCAGTAAGGTTTTGAGTGTGGTTTTCTACTTTCCAAATATGAACACCTCTGTTACCCCATTCAGATAACAAAAGATTTAAACTTCTTCTTGCTGATTTTAATTGATAACCCGTTCTGGTTGCGGATAAGCCACATCTTTCATAAGCATCATCTATGATGTCATCAAGCTGTAAATTAAAAGTTGTTGTTCCAGATGTGGCCATTCAAATTATCCTCGTTTTTTCTTAACTACGGATTTTTTCTTACCTTTTTTTTTCATCATCATGCCTTTTTTAGCCATCATGACTTTTCCTCCGCCACGCATTTTCATGCCTACTACGTTTTTTGTTTTTTTATTACCTGGCATTTTTCTTCTCCTTTTTAAAAAGTTGTTCGTATTTATCTTGCCGAGTTTTAACGACTTCGTCATAATACTCAGCTGGCCATTTCTCATAATAGCCTATCTTATGTAGTTTGCAACTTGCATCGTACAACTGTTTAAACTTTTGTATTAACATCATAGAATATTCAATGTTGCCCTCGTAAGTACAATTATCTGTAGGATCTACCAAAAACTCCTGATCTTCTTCAGTAGCCGGAACATCAGGATGAAATCCCATAAAATACACATCTCTTCTATTGTAAAGCTTGTTATAAAAATTTACTTTTTCGTTAAACTGTTCAAAAGAATATTGATTAAAGAAAGGGTCACAGAATATTAAAATATCGTGTTGTTTTTTATTCCAAGACTTAATCAAGGTGTTTAAATGTTTTTCATATTTTGATTTATCCATGCGAACTTCAATTCGTAGCTTATTATCTCTTCTCCATTTAGCCGCAAAAGGACATGCTGGAAATCCGAGATGTTTATTCATTGGTTCTAAGACATGCTTAGACCATTGAATTACATCATCTTTTATTTTTTCTGCTTGTTTTTTTCTTGGCAAATGTTGCTGCTCTTGAAGGTGTAGGACCAGTGTTAGCTTTTGCTTGTTTTCTTCTAACTGCTCCTGCACGTTGACCTTTACTCATGGCTCTAGCTTTTGCTATGGGGACACACTTAGGATATTTTTTTCTTTTCTCCCCGCCACTTCTACCACATTTAGGAAATGAACCATCTGATCTTGGATTAGCTATATCAACCCAATTTTCTTTTACCCAAGATCTAAGTCCTTTTTTTGCCATGTTTTTTCCTTATGCTATTTTTACCACTTTTAAATATAGAAGCCACTTTATTTTTTCCCATTACCTTAGCACGTTGCTCAGCGACAGTAAGTATTTGAATTTTTCTCGCAAACGGTTTTTTAACTTTGCGCACTTTTGCAACCGTCGCCCTTGCGTCAGCAGGAGTAGCAAACTTAATGCGGACAGTGTCTTTCGGATTCTCATCGGTGTAAAGCCTTCTTCCAGATCCTTTAGGTTTCTTGCCAGTTCCTTTTACAGGATCTTTAGGCATAAATATTTTTAGGTAGTTTAGTTTTCTTTCGTCTTTTGTTATCTACCATGCCACAACCAGCTGCAATTATTCTACCGCCTTTTTCCATTCTTTTAGCGGAAACTTGTTTTCTTTGTTGTGAAAGACCTTGAGGATTGGGTCCTCTCATTGGTGGAACAGTTGTAGTTAAGCCACCATCTGCTTTCTTTTGAACTTTTTTCTTTCCACCGGGTTTTACCTTACCTGAACAAACAGCGCTCGCATACATATTAGCATACGCGCTAGGGTAGACATCGAATTTCCGCTTAGCAGCAGCCTTTCCTTTTGCACAAAGTTTTCCCATTACTTTACTCCTTCCTCAATGAATTGTTCCTATTTCAAAATCAGGTTCAAATATAATTTCCAATTCATCTTCCATTAATACTCACTATAATTTTTAATTAAAAACTCTTCCATCCAAGCCATTTTTTCATCAATTGCTTGAATTTGTACTTTTATAACAGCAATGTCTTGTTGCATTTTTGAAACAGTATCGGCTTTCTCCTCAACTGCATTTAAACGCTCAGACCACATGCCCCATGTCATAATTATGGTCCCGCCCAACACGAGGTAAGGGAGAATTGTTTTAATATCCATTTTCATGGTTTACATACACAATCATAATCTTCGCAACATTCACACATTTTTTACTCTCATTTTGTATTTGCGGACATACCGCTTAAAGGGTTATTTAAAGCCTTATTAATTTGTAAGTCAAGGTTTTCTTCTATGAGTTTTAGCTCATCTAAAAGCTCTCTCGTGTCCTCTTTTTGCCTATCTTCCACGTCATTGACAATTTCGGTGATATGCCTTACGTCTCCTTCCATAGAGCGTAAATCCGTTTTAAGGTCGTCTTTCAATTCACGACTAACCTGACTTATTAAGTCTATTTCACCTAGTATAATTTCTAATTCACTTTTCAAAGCATCTAATTGTTGTGATACAAGTTCTACTTGTGCTTGAGTTTGACTCTCTACGAGTGCAATCTTTTTATCAAATCCGCTTAAATCAGGCTCCTGATAGGCCTCTATAGCTGCGGACATATCTTGAAAACGTTTATATATTTCAAATCCGCCATACAAAGCACCCACGGCACTACTAAGTGCAAGGATGATTGCCATCATTTTTCCTCCTTTAAAGGAAATTCCGCCTATCGAGACTTCTGCCATTGTGAGTTCACCATATCATTCATTGTTTCATTTTGAGCCTTATTGAAGAGCATACCATACGGATCATCTATTGTCTTGTTTAAATACTCAGTAACATTTGTATCTTGTATGTATGCTTGACTATCAAAAAAAGTTTTTGTATTGCCAAGTATTTGCATCACAATCAAGGTTTTTGTTTGAGCGGCATCATCATACCTGGCTTTATCATCAATCTTTTTAACGATTTTTGTGGCAGCTTTTTCTTTCTTTGATACTTTAGGTTCAGATGATTTCTCTTCTTTTGGCTTTTCTTCTGGATCTTTTTCTTTTTCTTTTGGTTGCAGTTCTTTTTGTTCTGATTCCTGTGGTTCTTCTTGAGATTCTTCGATAGTCTCTTCTTCAGGTTC